TTGACTTGCTTGGGTCCGGCTACTTCATTAGCCAACTTGTTCATGTCCATCAGTAACCCCTTTCAAGGTCAGAATAAAGCCCCGTCTTACATGCCGAAGCAAAGCGGAGCGTGGGGAAGAACGTCAGCAACGTGCCGACGCGAAATAGTCGTTATTTTGCATCCGACTTGGCTGCTGTCTTGAACGAAGTCCATTCCAAGGTTCGGATGCCTTTGATGTCTTTGATCTTGTCTGCACCAAATCGCAGGTGAACAGACCGCATCAGGTCAATTTCCCAACGCTGGTTATTCATTCTGTCGCTGACTTTGAACTGCCGCTTGTAGATGTAGTATTCGCCATCGCCGCAATCATCGGTTTGGACAAAGACCTTGGTTCGGGTCTTGGCCTTCCATTCCCTTGCGACCATGTGTTCGTCGAACATTTCTCCAAACAAGCCTTCCATGTCCAGAATCACGTCTTCGCCATTGAAAGTCGAAGTAAACCACACAATGTTGGCCTGCTTCAACTTGTATTCCAGTGCTTTGAACCGTACTGGAGCGATGACATCAATCATCAGTGAGCCGCCGTTGCCGTCATCGCTAATGCGAGCGATTGGCATGTAGCCGTGCCACACTTCGGCGTTGTATGCGTGGCCTTCGTGAATCGGCCCTGCTAGGACGTTGACCTTCTTCAGTTCGATGTCGTTCTCAGCGACGAAGTTCTTGATTTCGTTGTTCATTGTTGGCCCCTTTCAAGAGCGTGGTTTAGGCGACATTGCCCAACCTTTATTTGTATTATCGGTTGATTGTCGGCAAAACGAAAGCCAAACAAGGGGAAAAGTAGGGAAAAAGGCGATTAGTTTTGCTTCGCCTTAGGAGGCTCAGGGAGCCGCTGTGAGGCGTTTTGACAGCGACCCCCCTATGCCTCCTCGTTTCATCCCAAAAGCCGCCAGACGCCACCTATCGGCTTCGGAACGAGTCCCAAAGGCATTCGATGATCCCACCGGTCTCGTCAGCCCTGGAGACGATGCTCGGACCGATCTTGTCCGAAAGCAACTTGCCCTGATCGTTCGTGATCAGGATCGTGTCCAACTTGGCACCATATCGAGTGTCAACAACCTGGTTGAGCACCCTATTTTCCCAAGCCGATCCACCCCTGTCGTGCATCTCATCGAGCACCAACAGTCTCGGCCGATTATCAGCATAGCGACTTCGGCCGCCAAGTCTATTGATGATCTCATTTTCAGACTCGTTTCCTTCTCCGTTGAAAGACGCTTTGATCGCCATGAAGAAATCAGCCACCCGATAATATTGGACTGGCTGCATGTTCAAACAGAACAACCTCCCAATGCATGTGGCCATCTGAGTCTTTCCTGTGCCACGCTTGCCTGAGAGTATGAACAACGACCCTCCTCCAAGCTTCTTCATGGCATATCTATAAGTTGCACCCCAGGGGCATTTCTCGTCTGTCACGGAATGCGACTGCTTTGCGTTCTCTTTGTGCAAATCTGGGAAACCTGAACGCTCCCAACAACCCTTGACGATTTTCGAATCATGCTCCGTTAATGTCAACGACTTTCCCAAGTCCAGTTTCGGCGTGTTCTGTGGCATAGTTATTTCCATGCGAAGTCCCTTTCGTTTTCTCGTTCGCCCTGGCGAACCAACTGTTCACGAATCTCATGTACTGCTTTTTCCGCTTCTTCGGATTGGCAAGGAGCCATTGGTGGATGACCAGCAACTCAGAGTCAATGTCAACGTATGGGTATGCGTCTGCCCAAGAAGCTTTCCGCTCATCAGTCAACCCGATGAACCCGTCTTCAGTCCAATCGAACTTGACCTCATTAGTTTTATCTTTTTCCTTTTTCCTTTTTGCACTGCGATCGCATTGCGTCCGCATGCTTTCTTTTTTCCACCTCGCTTCGGCTCCCCTCTTGCCGGCTTCAGACCTTTGAGCGAGAGTCTCAGACACGTTTGCATGATCACGAACCATCCGGTCCTGAACCCACTCTCCGCCGGGATATGACTCGTTTAACCAAAACGGCATCATGACCTTGTCCTTGATCTGGTTCCATCTGAGAGGAGCCAGTCGAGTCCAAGTCGCAAGATACTCATCATTATTGGGAAGGGAGCCAGGGCGGTCTTGCTGCCAAGCCCTGCAAAGCAGTAGTATGTATGCCCCGACCTCTTCGGTGGACATCAAAGCAACCTTGTCGTCCGCCAAGAAATCGGCAATGTTGAATGGTATGTACGGTAAATCTGACATAACTTCTTCTCCGCAACGTCCCTCTCGCTCCAATCACGGGGGACGTTGTGTTTTACAGACAGGGCCACCACAACGACATGGCGGAACCCTTCACTTGACATCGGCGTCGACCGCTCATTAACAAAACACCATCTCTGCACAAATCGCTGAGGCGGCGTTGGGTTTCCACATGAGACAACCCAATCTTCTGCGCCACCTCTGCAGCTGTGTGTCCGGGATAAGTTGAAACACCTTTGAGCACAATGCTCCGATGGGATTTCAGGTTACCGTTGTCGATGTGTTTCTGAAATGCCTCTCGTGACGTACTTGGGTTCCTATTCCTGAAATTCAAACCTGTCCCTTGTGTTTCACTAATTGGCGTGATCATTGGCCGGCTCCACCGAAGGCTGAGAAGCAATCCAATTTTCGATGGCTTCTGGTTTCCACATCATTGTTTTACCGTTCAAACGGATAGGAGGGGGGATTGCCCCCTCCTTGACCCATCGGTGAACGGTTGTAGGCTTGACGCGGCAAACCTCAGCGACGTCTTTGACCGTGTACATAGGTTTCATTTGTTCACCTCAAAATGGAATGTCTTTGGAAGGAACACTGACTGGTGCAGTGCTTGCGGTTGCTTGTTTGTCTTTCTTCTGGATCAACTCGACTTCTTTGACCTTGATTATTGGCTTGGACCTGGGGTTGCCGTCCTTGTCCTCCCATTTGTCGATTCGGATCTCTCCGTTGACCGCAAGCTTGTCGCCTTTGCGGCAATAATCGTTGACGAAGTTTGCAGAGGCTCCCCAGATTTCACAATCGAAGAACGAGCACGTCTCTTCTCGTTTGTGGAGTCGATTATTTGCGATCGTGAACTTCACCAGGGCGATGTTGTCACCGTTGCCTGTCTTGACCTGTTGAGCCTCTGGGTCTCTCGCAAGATTCCCGCAAAGCGATATTGAATTCATGTTTACTTTTGACATCGGTTATCCCTCACCTTCGATTTTAGAAATGGAAGTTTGAATAAACTCCAGCATGGATTCGTTGTCTGTTTTTGAAGTCCGTTCCTCTCCTAGAAGAAGAACACCAGTTGCGTCAAGTTCTGCAGGACACGCAGGATTTGATGCAAGTTTATCGGCAAGCTTCATCACCTCTGAGTTGTAGATGCCTCTCGGCTCTTTCTTCATTGGCAACTTGCGACCGCTTGCATTGCTCAAGCCTTGCATCTCTTCAGCAGGAGTATCTGAGTCCGCACCGACCATCACATAGATGTGACCGAAATTGGCTCGGCACAGCTTTGCTTCGGCTCTTGTTTGAGTCATCGACAGCAAGGCATATTTCGGACCTTTCTGCCATCGTTTCTCATCATCTCCGACGTAGCCCCAGGCCCGCGCAACCTCTGATCCGGAGTTGCAGTCGTGCAACGTGGCTTCGGCTTTGTGGCATTGCAGGCTTTCATCGTAAACAGCATCGCCAACACTGACGGTGTAGCCAAGCGCATTGGCAATCGAGATGCCTCCGCTGACTTTCATGTAGTTGTTGCTGTTTACTTGGCAGAGATGAGATCGCTTGATCTCTGGTGACAAGGTCGCAATCAACTCTTTGTTTTGCTCAATGCGATCCATCGGAGTCATCTCTACCAACCTCTCACCATCAACCCCGATTGGGAATGTGGCGATCGGCTCAGGTGCGACAAGTTGTTTTTCTTCTTGTGACATTATTTACCCCTTCTGGTAAATGGTTATAAGAACACTGACAGGCACGCTTCCATGCGACCTGTCAGCAACTTCGGATCTGGGAGTCAGATCCTCTGTAGGCGAATTTTTAGCACTCGCTGTCTTCGTAAGCAATCCTTGCTTCTTCGTGCAAGTCGATCGTCGTTTGATTAAAGACTTCTTCTGCTGCATCTGTTCGCAACTCAAAATCAGGCACATCGTTTCCTTCTGTATCCATCACGTCAGTGAGAGCAACATAGTAGTCACTCGCCTCGATGTCGAAACCTGGCTCTGGATCAGCAGAATCAATAGTCACATTAATCACGAATTGAGCGCAAGCTGTCAAATCTTTGCCGTCGTAGGCAAAATCAACTGCGTCAACGTTCTTGTTTATCTGAAGGTTCATAATTTCTGTTTCCAATCTTGATGAGTGTTTCCAAGTAATTCATGGCTTCAATAGGGAGCCCGCAACCGTTTGGAGTTGTCTTTCGCAGATGGTCTCTTATCCAAACAAGTCCCGCCAAAGTTTCTCGATCTGGTGGTTTCGGTGCCATTCACCAATCCTCGAGTCGGGATGTGTGATCAGACCCGAAGCCAGGCGGCACAGGTTTGCCAAGGAATGAAATAACCTTCCAAATACCAACCAACAGTTCTTTGATATTCATCTCAAGCCCTTTCAGCACAGAGACGTCCTCGCCAGTTCAGCACCCACGATGATGATGATTCTCGGCCAGAACAGCATAGTTGCCATTATGTAGTTTTCGGCTTGTTTGGGTTGTTTGCTTTGGTTGTTTTTGCAAACTTTTGCCGTTTTTGTTCAGTTTGCCTCGCAAGCCTGAACCGGCTCAACCAGAAGAACCGTAGATTTAGGGATGCAATTGACGTCTCCAGCAATATCGTCGATGCAATCAAGGGTGCTTGCCACAGTGATGAACGACTCGGAGTCGACAATGAGCCATCCGACAGAAACCATCGTTGCCGGCTTCATTTCTCTGACCTCATCAAGGTCTATCCAAGGCTCTGATTTGGATGTGATGTCTAACCAGGTGACTTTGATCAATTCGTATTCAATCACGAATCACCGTCCTGGCACTCCAGCATTTCCCGTTCATCCGCCCCACGCGACCTAGCTTTGCCTCGCCAATGACCATCCCACAATTCCATTGGTTCTGGTCTTTCCGCTGCATGTAGGGGACTTCCATGCCCATCGGTCCCGCCGTCCCCGCATTGGCGTACCAGTACGGGAGAAGCACGTTCGCGCTCCGCTTGCACTGGGTGACGTGTTTCGGCCTGTGAGTATGCCCCCTGACCATCAGCCTGTGAGCATTGCCACCCAGAGCGTAAGCCACCTGAAGCCCCTCGAGTTCGTCAGAGTTGCTTCCGGCGTCAAACCCGTGGAAAAACACTACCTGGCCAAGCTCGTAGCACCCCTTGCGATCATGGATCGATGGCTTCTGGTACGGAACCTGTCGCCATTTCCGGTACACCTTGCCATGCTCGGCGTGGGCGTTCCAGTCACACAGCGACCTCAGATCAGATTGAATCCGCCTGGCGTCCGCTACCAGGATGTTTGAGTCGTGGTTCCCCAAGCACCAGACAAGATTGCACCCCTTTGGCAACTCACGCTCAATTGCCTCAAGGTAGTCAGCCCCGTCTCGGAACTCATCCTCGAGGGTATGTTCAATGTTGTCATCTCTTTGGTGGACTGATGCCGCCTGGGCATCCAGCAAGTCGCCCAACATCACAAATGTCTGCAATGGCCCGTTGAGCTTCTGATCATCCGCCAGGGTGGCAAGGATGAAATCTAGCGACCTAAGACGTTCTTTAGAGTCTGGCCCGACGTGTACGCACGATATGGCCGCGAATCTTGCTGTTTCTGGCATCTGCGTATCCCTGCATCACCAATGACCTTTCGGGCAAGACTCTCCTTCGATTGTCACCTTGGACGCCAAGAAACAACCACACCCACCCCGCTCCTCATCACACACTCCGAAGTTGTAAATACCTTCGGGGCAATTCAAACAGATAGATTTCCGCTTGTCAACCAACGCTGGTTCTGCCTGGTCAATGCCCAATTCAGACTTCAGAAGACCCGGAACACCTTTAGCCAGCCTGCCCAGCAAGCTTCTTTTGCTTGACCCCTGCTCCGAGGCTTCGGCTTCGGCTTTGGCCTTTTCCATTGCCTGCCGCCGTTTCTCACAGGACGAACAACCGCTATCAATCTTCTCTCCGTTTAATTTTTCAATTCCATCTTTATTGGTCGTCGCGTGATTGAGATGCCACGCCTCACTATCAGGCCGCACACTTAACGCATCCACGCCTGGTTCGCCATTGTGAGTCAATGCTTTAATCTGCTCATCTGTCATTTCTGACATTTGAACCGCTTCAACCATATATCCATCTGGATGAACGACCGGAATGGTTCCTTCTACGGAAACATATGGTTCTGATATGTTCAACAGCCTCATGTCACTGTTAAAAAACAGTTCAACGCAATGAGACTCCCCATTGATTTCGTCACATACGGTGAAGTTAGATTTAAATGGTACTGGCATAATCCGATAATACCAATTACGGCTCGCCATTGCCCTTGAGGAACTGAAACTCTATGGCGTGGCAATATGCCTCACTTGAGTATCCATGATAACAAGGTGTACCACAAGCTGCCCAGGGGTAAGGTTCGCCTGTATCTGGATCAATACAACCATCTCCTCCATAACCCCCGCAAGGAATTTCTTCACCACCGCAGTTAAAGCACGAACCACCTTCCCATCCCCACAAAGTCTTCAGGTTGTAAGGCTTTGTTCTGCATGTATCTAGGTCTTTGTTAACAAGAAGTGCCCATCCAAATATTTCACTTCTTGCGGAACAACCGTTGACGCAATGAGAACAACCCCTTTGTCCCAAGTTGTATTGTTGAGCATCTGCTGTGCAGTCACATTCGCACGTAACCCCTGGAATATGTTCGTCTAATTCGGGGGGCACTGTTGCTTGGCAGCCCCCTAAGTCGCTACACAAAATTCTATTTGCCGCCCACTCAATACATTTGCTCGCCGTGCAGTCTTCTCTTGCAAACATACGAACTTTCCAACAACCAGAACCCAACCTTTCTCCATCCCAGTTTTCGTATGTCGTGGCTTCAAATTGACCGTCTCCGGGATACGCGGTCCCAAAGCACCGCCCTGGCCCATAATAGTTGCAACCTCCACAAGAAGCTGTTCCCATTGCCCCTTCGCATTCTCCATCGTCCGGGCAAGCGGAGTTAGGAGGATATTTTACACAATCCTCACACGTAACATCTTCTGGGCAACCTACATATCTCGCCCATTCATTTTCTCCACTTGGAATCCAAGTGCATGACATATGCACAGCAATTGTAGGCTGTCCATACCAAGCGCAATTACCAAAGTTGTTTGCGTCAAGATACGCTTGCATCCTTTCGCAATAATAAGAATCGGGATCAATAACAACTTCTTGGCCTACAACAATATACTTGGTTTGATAAAAAGCAGTTGTAGTAGAGAATCCATAAGTTTGACCACAAATAGTTGCGGGAGCATTTTCTATATCTGCATAGCATGCTCCGCAATCGAAACAATAGCCATAATCGTTTCCGTTAAAACACGGTCCATCTACTTCATCTAGAGCGGTGCAACACCTTGCGCATGTATCAGTTAAGTGCGCGTCTGGATTAGTTCGGCACTTTGTTCTAAACGAACCAGAAAAGCCTGTGTAATCATTAGGATTGCTTGGGGTCCAGCAGTTAGAGCAAGGCCCGTTTCCACCACCACCACCACCACCTTCATCATCGTCTGGGCAACACTCAGAGCATTCCCATTCTTGCGACTCAAGGACTGTTGTTAAAGTTCTGTTTCCGTAAGCGTCAGTTCTAACAACATACCTAAATGTTCCGTCTGCCACTCGTTGTTTTGTAAGAACACGTTTGCCAGGAATGCGCGTTGTGTCGCCGCTCATTTCTTCTTGGAACTCTTCGTCGTAATCGTAAGGCCAAACAGGCATTTAATTAACCCTCATAGTTCCAACCTACGGATTCGATCTGATCACAGGCTTGCGCCCTGGTTTCTTCTTTGCCGTCCCAAACAACTGCATTAATCTGGTCCTCGAGTCCGTTGCAATAATCTCGTACTGCATTGATCTTTGCCAAGAGAGCGGTTTTTTCGGCTCCCTTGATAATACCCATTGCGATGTTTCTTTGCTTGTATTCAGGAACGTCAGCTTCGATGGCCCAGGCTGCTCGCTTGCGAATACGAGACAAACGATAAGTACGGACAGCTTCAACCTCGCGCTCATCAATGATATCGATGACCGATCCATCCTGGCTACACCTCATATGTGATTTAAAGTTGCTCATGCCGTGTCAAACCTAATGCCAATTCTTGGCGTATATGTCAATTCAGCTCTGCCATTTGGGTTGGCAGAGTTTGGCAAATCGCTGCCTGACTCTTGGTAGCAAGCCCAATCTTGGCCGTAGTTGTCTAAAGACTGCGAATAAAAAGCCTTGTTGTTGTTCACGCCACCGCCATACGAATGCTCAATGTCAATCGCACCAGATGTAATTACCGATGCCATCCAATACCATCCGGCTGTAAGTGTTGGTTTGCTGACAAATGCAACAGAAGAGTCGCCAGTTCCGTTTCCGGTAATTGAACCAGTTGTGCCAGTGATAAGATTAGTCGGAAGGCCTTTGTCGTTGTTATACATGCCAATCTTCAAGGTTCCGGTGTTTCCGGCATCGTCGCCGTTGATTCCGTATTGGGCAATCGTCAAGGTGTACGGAATGTACCAGAGTTGATACACGATAGTAGATTCGTGCGCCCGGCCTGAGTCATTGCCGTTTGACGTATACCCAAGGTAAAAACCGTTAGTTGTTTGGTCGGTGCGAAAGCCTGGATGTCCAAGCTGGTTGTTGTCAATAGTCGTAACTGAATTAGTCTTTAGCCGACCGCTACTGTCGTATATTTGTACACCCATTAATACACCTCCCTTGCCCATACTGCCGACCACTCCGGTTCATTTGCCGACACAGCAGATGTTAGTTCTGTCACCAGGCTTTGGCCTGGGGTTAATACACAAACCACGCCTTGGTATTCCATATACTCAGATGTTTCCAGAGTTATATCTGGTATCAACCTAAGGTACTCTTCGTCGAACCCAAGTTTATTTTCATCCAACACCCGAAGAATTGGAACAATACTTGCCGTATCTGTGTTAACCACACGCAACATGGTTACAACACTCAAGCCGCCAGTATATGCGGGAACAAGTGTAATCTCGTCTGTTCCAACGAACAGCCCTTTTGCCGTATGTGTTGAAAGCGCCATTTAATACCCACCTATTGATGATAAGTTTGATCCGTAAAACCCACCACTGCGGACTCCTGCCTGGTTGTTGCATATCGAATACAAGGGTTTTTCCCACACATACAAAACCAAATCCAACTCTTCTCCGTCAACATTAACACGGAAAATGTTGTGTATCTCTATGTTTCCAAACATGCCTCCAGATAATTCAATACCCTGCTCGGCGGCTTTTCTGACTTCTTCTGGAACGGTCTGATTTGCCACCCGATCAATCCCACCAAAGTCAGTTCTAGGAGAAGAATCGGTGCGCAAAGTAGGCGAGTACCGATTACTTCCAGAAAAACCAATAGCGGATGTAACACTACCTTGGAGAGAATTAAAAGATGGCACTTGCGGGTTTACAGCTTGCGGACTGGAAACCGCACCTCCTTCTTCTTCTTCTTCTTCTGGGTATTGTATGACGCCAATCATGCAGTGAGTCCCTACTAGCAACGGTTGTATATCCACAAATGCAGAGTTGTGTGGACTCATAGGGATTACGTTTTGAACAGCTATTATAGGGTCAGTTAACGAAACGGCACTGTACAATGGCCTTTGCAATGGCCCGCTCTGGTTGACTCCAGTAATTATCGCATGATGTACAGTTTGCCGAACATCAATTATAGGAGTAGTTATTTTCAATCTGCCGTCTGGCCGATGAGATATTTTTGTAGTTGAAGTTGAAACAACGCTACCAGAACCCAAATCATTTTTGGGCATCAAACCAAACAGTGGATGATTGTAAGATCCTGATATTTTTGTTATTGGCCCACGGCCAGTAATTGACCAAACAACTTCTTGCGAGCCAGGCCACAAGACCAAATCTTGTAAATTCCCAAACGTGCCTGACATAATCACGTCTACTGGGTCGCACCGAAACCGGTCGTAGAATCTGCGGCCAACCCAGTTTGCGTAGTTAAGACATTGGTTTTCGTTAGTCCAAACCATTTCCCCATTTTCATAGTTTTTAATCGCCGAAATCGTGGAATAAACAGGGTGTTGTCTGCCTAACCAATAAATGTCTGGTCTACCATTTATCTCAGGGTCAGTCGATTGAACAACTTCGTAATCAGATAAAGCCGGATTGTGTTCTGGGTGTTGTTCTATAAACTCACTTGGGGCATTTCCGAAAAACGCATTACGAAAGTACACATTTAGTTTTTCAGGAACAGACGCAGCAATAGAAGCTGGAGACATATCCAAGGTTGGGTCTGTAACTACTTCGGTCCCGTTGTGAACAACAGACGGGAGCATTCCCCCCGAAATAATGCTTCCTTCAAACTGCTCTGTAAATTCTTCGCTAAAGGCTGTGTTCGTATTTGCTATTGGAGAAATCCAATACCTATATGAAAGGGAACCAGTGTAACTTCTGCTTGGATATGCAATCAACACATGACCAGTTAGCGTAAGTATTGAATCCAGAAACTCGCCAAACGGCCTTCCTGAAGCACTTATATCTATTAAATCGTTTACGTGATAAAGGTTTGAGTCTTCATTGTTGTCGTAATTCCAAGCTTCTTTTTTCGGCAAGTAGTAGAATTCTGCGCGCCCATTAACTTCTTGGTCATCGTGCAACCCCAACATGAAATTAATAAGCCTGGGCAAGTTCCACAGGGTATCTTCTGTCTCGCTTGTTCCAAACAAAGTCTCGGGGTGAAAAGCACCTGGACCCAAAGATTCTTCCAGCATGTTTATTCCATACCGAAATCTGCTTTCTTTCCGCTCTCCGCCTGGAATAAAGAATGGTGCGCCGACTGTGTGCTTTTGCCACCAATACCTGTAATCGACAAAATCGCACGCATAAAACTGAACGTCTTCTGAGTATGTAGTCGGTATCAAAACGGGAACGGGTGCAAGCATGTGCATCCCGTCAAACAACAATCCGTCAAACAGGATTGAAATTCCATCATTGCGATACCATTGCGTGTCTTCATCTAGAGAGAAGTTTACTTTTAAGGTTTCGGCTATCGCGTTGGCCGTTTTCCCGTCCAAAAGAAATCTTCCTCGGCCAAAATTAGAAGCTCCAATAGGCCAAGATATTTTATTAAACTCTTCGGGATTCCAGCCGGCAGATATAAGAAGGTTAGACAATTCGTTAGTAATTGAAACAGGGCTGATAACATCCTGGCCTTCGGCTCCAAAAGTTATTTCAATTCTGCCAAGAGGCGTTGTGCCTGTGTCTGGTTCTATGCCCATTGCAATTAGTTTCCATAGATTTCTTCTGGGTTTCCAAGCTTAAACATTTGCCCCACCCCCTGGCTGTCGCCCTCATTAAATTGGAGCAGATTTCGAGTTATTGAACCAGGCTGGTTTTCATTCCCTTCAAACCTTGGGTCTGCCGGAGAAGAAATAGCTTTATATGGAGGCCACCAGGCCGTAAACGTCTGTTCTCCCCAACCTGGAATAGTTACGTTTGTAGTATAAAAGCCGGAAGAATCTGCGTTGTCAAGAAGCCTAACAACCCGTCGATAAATTCCGATATACGTCCGGTTGTTATTTGCATCAACGTCTCCCCGGCTAACAATAAACGACTCTTCAAGAGTAATTCCATTGTTTGGTTTTGACATTGAAATGCGTCGTGGCGGCTTTCCTATTCTTGATACTTGGTACTCCGACTCCATGTAAACTTCTGGTGATCCGGTTTGATAAACAAGATCGCTGGCATTTGCATGCATTGACGGAACGACAACAATGTTGTTTTTTACCGTTATAGACTCTGACCCAGAAACCAAACCATATGGTTTATCTATGTGGCCGGTTGCTTCAATTGAACTTTGTGTATGTTCTCCAGTTTCTTGCACTGGTGGCTCGGCAGCTTCTTCAAACTTAACGTCGTCAAACTCTAGCGATACGTCTTCTCCAGCCCACTCGTCTCCCCTTTTCCAAGTCGCTACCGGAAACTCGGAAGGCGACCAGGCTTCGCTGTCATCCGGGTTCCAAGGGAAAAACATTTGTCGTTTTACTGAAGAGATCAGTTGAGCGCCATATTCGTTGGGACGTGGAGCTACCGACAAATCATCTTGCTCAAAAAACGGCTTCAGCAAACCGAAACCACTTCCAGTTTCATTTTCAAGTCCAAACTGAGACGTTGTTTGCATACCCATTGCAACAATTCTCAAAGAAATAGACCTCTTTGAAAATACATCGTTTTCAGATACTGTAATTGATTGAATCAGGTCGGTTGTAATTTCTGTATCACCGACAGCACCGCCAAAACTGATTCGAGAAGCTGCTATTCGGATTAAAGAATTAAGCAATTCTCGAGGATCTGAATTTACGTCCCCCTCAAGCTCTCCCTCAAAGGTCTTTGTTCCCATCATGTTGCCCAGGCCGCGTTGGTAAGTAAAACGACCCGACCCTGCTTTTGCTGGGTATGGCAACGGCCTGGAGTATTCTTTAAGGGTTATCCGGTACAGAAGCTTGCACCCCGTAGAATCGGTCGCCCAACGCATTGATTCGACCCGAAAATTCGGTGGTACTACTGGCATCACAAGAGTTCTATATCGGTCTGGATTTGCCCCCCTTGATCCAGAATTAGAAAACGAACCAGGGTTCATTTTTCCGTCGATAAAGTTTCTTACCCTTAGTTGACCGTCAACAACAAGGGTGGTTGCTCCAACATTATCTATCGTATATTCCTGCGTCCAAGTGTGGCTAAGAACGTGGTAGGTTACGTCTTCTGCTGGTGGCTCAATCTTGTGCCAGGTAATAGTAAATGACACAAGAGCCGTAAGCGTGCCGTACATTTCATTAATAGAGTACGAGCATGTAGGCGTTCCGTAATCATCTTCCATTGTCCCATAATAAACTACGGATCTACCTTGAGACGTGGAGGTATTAATTTGCGTGTCTATACCCGCCACATCGTTGCTACTGTTTATCCCGCCTGTCATTTCGTTTGTGCCTGAGCTGTCGAAATCTAGCCAAACACGAACCGAAGTAGTTTCGCCTTGTTTAGGTTGACTTGTTAAATGCTCTCGAGCATTTAGCAAAGCGGTCCTAAAGTTAGATTCTGTCGTTTCAGAAATTAGAGCAGTGCCAGTAATGGTGTGTTTAGTGGTTTCAATTGAAATGCCATCGTCAGAAAACACTGGGTCAGCAGACTGTGATTTGATGTTTACATGAGACCAGGTGTGTTGAGAAGCACCTTCGGAACCAAATCCGTTGAATGTAACAGCCCATTTAGCCATCTATGTACCCCACTTTTTCTTATCATCGTCTGGCAAATTCTCAAAAGCAATTGGGTTTAATTCTCTGCCGGACGCAAGGCCACCACGAACTTGCGTACTGTGTTTCCACATTCCGCTAGTCATTGCTTCCAGATGTTTCATTAACAAAGCATTTGCTTCCGCAGATGGATCTGGTTCACCTTGATTTTTAATATCTTTAACATCACGGCTAATTTCCGCAATCGCCTCGTCGATCGCCTTTGAAATATCAAGCCCCAAATTCCCCAAAACACCAAATGCTGGACCGCCTACGCCTGGAACCAAAGAAATAATTTTAATCAACCAACTTTGCACCTCAATCAAGGTGCTTGCCACATGAAGTACAGTAAGCGCACATGTTCTAGCAGCTTCCGCTAAACCGTTTATACCGCCAAATGCGTCAATCAAAGGTTGAATCAGTTTTTCCATTGTCGTAAAAAAGACTTCAAGCACAGTAATCTTGATTGCGCCAAACGCTGTATCAAGTGCATTCTTGACGTTGGCAAACCCTTCTCTTGCCCTTGTCATCTCGAGCAGCATTGGACCCAGTGCTTTGGCCTTTTCCATTTGCCTGTTGAAATCGCCAATGGCAGTGATTGCGGATGCCATTGCAGCTTGTCCGCTCAATGCTGCGAGCTGGGAAATCAGTTGTTGAGTCTCAGAATCCCAACGTTGCATTGTTGCAACAAACTTCTTTATTGCATTTACTACTGTGTCAAACGCTTTTTTAGCAGCAAGAACTGCAACGGCAGCAACGCCCAAGCCCGCTGCAAACTTGCCCATTTTGCCCATGTTGCCTAAAGGAGCAAATCCGCCTCCACCGCCTCCTCCTCCACCGCCTCCGCCGTCTGTTTGGCCTGGGACAATCGGCGGTATAAACCTACCACCACCTCCGCCTTCATTTCCGACTCCACCAGGCAATGGCAACGTCTGATCATCAGACTGGATTACAACGTCAATCTGTCCAAGGTTTTCAGCCATCAGGTAATCTCATATCCAAACTTGTAGGTATCGGCCATGTAGCACCACCCTGGCTGCTCAGGAGACTCAAACAACCTGCTGCCACGCTCAAACGTGATCGGCAACGAGGCGTTGTCTTCCAAATCGTCATTGCCATCGTGAGACAAGATGTGATTGAACAAACCAGACCGGATTTCGGTCATTACCCTCAGAACGCCATACGTCAGGTTGGCGAACTTTTCGGTAGACCTGTTCCCTTGATCCAAGTACAAACGGCTCCACACCGCCACCTCAAACTCCTCCTGGATCAAGTAGTAGCCCGCCTGGGGAGTTACAGCAGTTGGAACGCCCGGAACGATCTGGATATATTGATCGTCCTCCTGAGTAAACACAGGCTCATGCGAGATGTAGATAAAGTCATCGTGAACCAGGCTGACAACCGCCTTGACTTTCGTCAAGAGAGCTTGATACATCTTGTCAGGCGTCGTACTCATTAGGCGATCAAGCTATCTGCAATGGTTTCGCTTCCGCCAGTGTGTTCTGGAAGTTGTTTCCCACGGCTGTACATATTAAAGAACTTGTCAAAATTCTCCTGCATGGTTCCGGTGCTGCTTTTTGCTACTGCTATCACAAACTGATCGTCTTTGACAAAATCAGTAGTTCCTCGAAGAATTGCAACATATGGTCCGTTTCCGACTTGGACAGCCTTGGCCACACACAACTGATCAATGTAAGCACTTTTTGTGTTTGTCATTGCAGTAGTGAGTTCTAGTGTGATCTGGTATGGCGTATTTGTAGACAATGCTTCAGGCGTCTTAAAGAACGTAGAAGACGTATTCCACTGGCTGTGTGATGCTGCGCTCAAGTTGATAGTCGAAGAAGCGGTAAGGCCGTTGTTGGTTACTTCTGTTCCTCCGGCATCTTCCAGGCTGACTTTAAGAACACCAGCAGCAACGCCAGAATCCAAGTAATACTTGTAAGTCAGAAAATAGACTGTATTCGGCAGAAGCTTTCCGGCAGTACCGCCAGATGTGTTCAGTTGCTGAGTCAACTTTGTGAGATTTGAACCATCTCCCGTGATTTTCAGGTTTGCATCACCTTGGAAAATCTTTGCCGTAGTCGTGTTTTTGTATACGTGCGTTCCAGCTGTACCAGTTGCAATAGTCCAATTGGAAGGCGTGTTAGTGCTAAACGACTCAAACGATGAATTAGTAAGAAGATTCTTGTTCAATTGGGAGGAAGCATCTACAGCCGGATCTGTGACCGTTACAGTTACGCTGGCACCAGATCCGCCAGGCCAATCAGGATCCATAATGTCAGAAATAGGTGCTTCGCCAGTAATTGTAAATACTTCTCTGCCGGCAGTCCCTGTTACCTGGGAATCTTTTGTGCATTTGATTACTAGAGACTCTGCTCGAGTGTTTGCAGTCGATTTTGTCAAGGCTGAAGTTGTTGCCAAGATAGTCCCGTTGCCGGTGTTTCCAGAATCGGCTGTGTCAGGCGCACCATAGGCAGAAGCGTTAATTGATGCACTGCCATCTTCCATTTGTTTAATAAGTCGATCAATCGCAAGTGACAATGTTTTAGATGTCAACGGGTCGTCGTCATTTACCATTTCTATCAGGGTTTTATGCGCAACTGTTCTGATAGCGTTGTAAACGGCTGCGCAAGACTTTTGCGAAGACAACTTAACATCGGTCAACGCCAGTGCGTGGTCGTTGTCCCCACCATCAAACTCATCCAGGGCGTCTTGGATTTCTGTTGCCAAGGTTGCCTGGAACGATTTAACTTGGACAGCGATTTGAAACAGCTTGCCAAGTCTTGTAAAAAGGCCATTAGACCCGGTGAGTGTGACTGCCATTACATGCTCCTAGACGCGCTTGCGTTCTTACTTTTAATTATCTGCAATTCTGTTGATTGCAGTTGTTTGTCTGATGCCCCTGCTGCCTGGAGAACAGATAAATACGCTTCGCCGTCCAATGCCGCACCAATGCCCTGTGCGGACATAAGTATTTCGGAAGCGTTTATCTTGTTCATACATGCAAGCAGTCCAATGTCTACTTCGCCCTCAGATAAGCCTCTCACCTTTGGCTTGTAACCATACGTTCGGACGAACTTAGCGTATGGCAAGGTCAGTTTCCCAATTGCTCCATTCGCATAATTGCTTTGGAAGCAACTGCAAACAACTCATATTTGGTCACCTGGTCCAAGCTGCTGCCCTCAGGTGTCCATGAGATTTCTCTCATGATTTCGTCTATCTGCGCGATGGTTGGATTCTCGCCTTCTTGAAGCCCGGCTTCCATAATCTTTCCAGACAACTCAAAGGCGTCCACATACACCGTGCATTTCTCTTTGACCTGAACCATAAAGGTATGGTCATCGTTCTCCGTGTTAATAATTGGCATTAGCCACCTCCTTCAAAGGTTATGAACTTGCGCGCATGAACAACTGTCCACCAGACGCTCTTACCGCTTTGATTGTTAGAACCAGTTTCTTGGGTGCGTTGCCCCATCCAGTTTCGGCCATTGATTCGACCCAACACTTGAGAAATTGGTACGAGTTTGTTTCCATGTTGCTGGTGAAAGTTGGGACAACTTTAACTTGCAAGTTTTCTACATGAGTAAAGTTTGCTGCTGCAAGTTGATCTTGACCAATAGAGCCTGGTTTACCGTCCCCTGTACCACCTTCCCATACACACGTTTTTAGAGTGTCAAGTACAGCTGTGTCCCACTTAATCAAGGTTGCAGTGATTGTTGCAACTGTACCTTGATAAATCATTGCAGCAGGTTCCCTTCCGCTTTCAGTTGAGTAGTAAGGATCAAGGATGTTTGCAAAGTCCACTGCAATAAGATCGTCGTTGTCGGTAACTCCCAAAGTGCTAAAGCTAGACGCGGTGGTCGTGCCTTCAGCCTGCTGCTTAATCTGCAACGTAGTCGGACCTTGGATGTTAAATGATGTTGCCATTGTGTTCCTACCTTATCTTGTTTGCTATTGCATCACCAATCGCACGTTTCAACTCCTGAACGTCCTCTGGTGGAAGGTTAAAAATCTTGCGTTGCGGAACGGTCACGCCATTCCACGCCATGAAGTAATCCTTGCCTTCCACCAGGCCCTCTTCAGCCGGGTCATTGCCCTTCTGATGAGTCCTCCTGGCTTTCAGTGTCAAGGGTATGAAGTTTGGCCCCTCGGTCTTGAAACCGTGCTGGTGGTAAACACCGTATCCAGCACCGTCCTTGAGTGACATCGTAAACTTGTCTGAGCTTGAAACGACTTCCCCACGCAGTCCGGCCATCAAATGGCCGTTATCTTGCAAGGGATTGCCTCCAGACCTGTAGTGGCCTGAAACCTTGTTTGCCCACAGGTCGGGATATTGATGCGTCGAATCGCCTTTGTTCTTGATCCGGCGAACGGCCTGGCCCCGAAGAATGCCTTTCAGACCTTCGTGGTTGTTCAACGCACCAATAGCCTTCTTCTTGAGAATGCTCTTCAGCCTAGGAAGCTCGTCGGCTCTGATGCGAATGGTCGCCATTAGTACGCTCTGTCCTGGCGAGTCGGAAAATACTCGGAATCCGAAACCATATTGATCCGTCCTCGAGTAGCGTTGTTTACGACTTTGACAGCAGCCTTGCCCGCCGAAGCTGCGGTTGAGAGGTTGAATACCCGCTCACCTTTGCCCAACGCCTCACAGGTCGCTGTAGCCTCGTCAATCATCGCCTGGACGTCCGGGGGAGCTGAAGTAGCCTTGCCCCGGAACAGGTGCTTTATCGTCAGAGTGGCACACAGTCCCTTCAGGGACCAATCATCTGCTGCGTAAATCGTGTCTAGGTTTTCAGACGTGTACCTTTCGCCTCGAAGTGCATAAGACTGGATTTCTCCAGAAGCCTTTTCGATAGCGTTCAACGCCACTCCATTACTCTCGCCAAGTGAAGGTATCGGAGTGCCAGAGTATGAACACAACTGACTGAGCATACGAGTATCAAACGATTCCTTGAGTTCAGCGACTGTCAGGTACTTGGTTTGTGCCATTTATTACTTCTCCAACCCAAAGCGGGTAGAGGCCATTTCTGACCCCTACCCGCCGTGAAGGGGTGGGCTAATGCCCGATTGTGGAGGTCAATCCAATCAGTCAACAACGTCCTGGAGGAGATATCCAGAAAGCGGAGCCGTCAGGGCGATTGCCGAATCATCGACAACTCGACCACGGGTTCGACGGTTCCAAGTGTCATCCATCGTCTCAACCGTCATGTCTTCGTAAGCGAAGCAAGTAACGGTGGAGAAATCGGGGACGCCTTCCGTACCCATCAGGCCGCCTGGGCGGCTAACGAAGACGATATCGTCCTCAAAGATGGCACTCCGGGCCTTGGTTGCGCCTTTTCGGTTGGTAACGCGGGTGGTCGTGTCAACCACGATACCGCCAACACCGAAGAAGTTGTCAAGCAAAGCGTAATCATTGAACTCGCCAGCACCGCGAACAAAGTTGGCCGCGAATGGGGAGCCGTTGAAATACTCACGGTATTCAGCAGACTGCGTGATCTGATGAGCCGTGTTGGTACTCATGATTGCAATGATGTCACGCGGGCTAACAGCTTCGCCGGTGTTTTCCATGATCTTTTCGACCACGCCGTTAAAGCCCTTCTGGATGTAGTTGTTAGAACCAGTTGCAACATCCATCTTGCCGCCACCAATATTTGCAGCCGTGTCGGTAGTTCCGGTAGGCCAGTTGCTGGTTGTGGTAAGAAGGGTGGCTGCACGGTACGAACGAAGACGCATAGCCTTGGAGGCTGCGATTCGTGCGTGTGCTGCAACAACGTCCCAGTCGGCGTTACCGACAGCACGGTGTCCAAGTGTAAACGTCGGGCTAAACCGTTCAGTCGTGTACGAGGTGAACTCGTGATCGACCTGGTTGCCTTCAGGAGCATCGTTGCCATCACGCCAAACGTAATCGTTGGTGCTGACGATACGGCTTGCTTCTTCCTCGTCAATCTTGAGGTAGTAGCCAGTTGACTTAGAAACCGGAGTCAGCTTGCAATACTGAGTGACCGGGAACGAATTAGGTGCGCGGGTGAATTCAACTTGAATCTGCCCCGTCGCCTCTGAGAATGTGGGGACGAATGTGTTTCCGCCACCGGGTGCGACTTCTGCCATTGTTTTATTCCTCTATAAAGTGAAAGGGTCAGATTATGAAAGTGCCGGACGCCATTGGCTAGGCTGCCAGAGCATTCGGAAAATAGTTCCTGATGCTGCGGACTCAAGACAAATGCCAGCGATTTCTTGAACCGTAGTTCCAGATTCGGTAGCAGCCGTCGCCTTGCCGTCTGCGTCTGATGTGCATTGCTTGCCACGGGTAATAGAGCCACCAGCTTCGACAAGTACAACTGCACCCGTTTGAAGAGAGATTTGATCTCCGTCTTCAGCGTGGTTTGCTGAGTCATGTGATTTCGTGTCACCAGAAGCGACACCAATGGCTCTCTCGTTGTCATCGGCTTCGAGGCCAGTGTTATCAGCAGCGGTGCTGCACTTTACAAATCGGTATGGCCGGATAGTTCCTCCGGCGGCAAGATTAGGTGTTGATGCGAAAGGCATATTCAATGTCTCCTACGTCGGGCTATCAGCCGGACTTCAATTCTTGTTCAAAGACCTGCTGGAACTGATCCGCGTTCAGGTTCTCTTTTGTCATACGAGCAACAGCACGGTCGGATGCCGACTTGCGATCTGCTGCGGAATACTCAGTCTTTCCGTTGACTCGAGCATCTGTCATATTCAAACGCTTGCCAATCGGGTTCTTCTTGAGAGTTGCACGCCAGAACTTGAGCTTGGCTTCAACGTCCTTGGTGGCGAGCAGTTCGTTCATCATGTGGTCACGATGCCCTCGGACCCGGTAGCCAGCAGCCTGCAAAGCGTCCAGTTCCTTGGAGAACTTGGCCTTGCGGAGCTTCAGGCCCAGGCCACGCGCTACCTTGCGGTATGCGTTTCGCTGACTCTTGAGCTTCTTGAAACGAGCAACGACTTCTTTGCCGTTCTTGGTGCGACGAATGCGTGAGAACATTTCTTTGTCCTCTTCCTCTTCGTCTTCGTCGTAATGCGTTTCTTCGGCTTCCATTTCTTCATAATGGGCTTTGCCGGACTTCATTTCTTCGTCCTCTTCCATGCCCATCATCATTTCATCGTCTTCGTCATCGCCGTTGAGCTGCATTTTGAGCTGCTCCAGGTCTTCACGAAGGGTGTCATTCTCAGCACGAAGCTTGGCGATGAGATCCTTGTCATCGCCGTCATGCTCGATCGTCAGGCGACCGTCATTTTCTTCAGCCATTTCATGTTCCTTCTTATCACTGCCCGCCATACCGGGTACAAAAGTGTTAGACCCGCCTGGAGCAACCTCAGAGAAGGTAACAGGACGGGTATACGTTGATTTCTCGCCAGTTTTGGCGAACCGTGTGTCTCGTAGGGGACGGGCTGGTGTTTCCCGGCCAAGCAAAGCGACCTCACTCATGTGGCCGTCTTTCCAAATCTCGGCAGAGCGACGCGGGAAACGGTTGGAGGAAATGTACTCCTCGAAGTCAGACTTCGACATTACAACATCCCCAACGATACCAGGCCCGCTGTAATTCTCCCCATCGCCCGTATTGATGTAAATATCCTTGCGGCCAATGTTAACGATATCGCCAAGAGCTTCAGGGGGGCAATCTTTGCCTTCCTCCTGGTGAAGCATAACCAGCTTCGGGTTGCTTCCCGCGCTCATGTGGGCTTTGGTGCGAGAAATGATCTTCTCGATAGCCTCATCGTCCAAATCTTCCATGCCCGAATCATCTGCATCGAAGCCAGGGATATGGCCTACAAATAATTCAAGGTCGTGGATCGTGACCTTATCCCCGTTTTCTGATACCTGATGAGACGGCATATTTGTAACCTGCTCGGTCGCCATATCCGTGTTCATACTAAATCTTTCGGTTATTGTCATCGAGATTATGTGAGTTTCTTACGAAATACCTACCGTTGTCGTGCCGTGTCGGTTGTTTCTGGTCCTCGTAATGAACTTTTGCAGTTGTTCTTCGTCAACTCTCCATTGCAATCCAACCTTGTAACCCTTCAATTCTCCACGCTTGAGGAGCCTGTAAACCGTTTCATCGCACACTCTCAATCGCGATGAAACCTCTTGAGCCGTGAGTTGTCTGCCAACCATGCTTATGCCACCCTGCTTGTGAACCCTGGGTCTGGATATTCGCCGCGATCTATGTAGCCCTGGCGATTGCCGTTGTATCGCTCAAGAGCCTTCCAGTCGATTTCCCCGTCATCACCGACCAGGCCAAGGTTTTCCGCCTCCGTCCAAGATACGACACGGACGGTCCCTCTGCAATTGAAGCCGTTAGGTGGGGCAATCTGCATACGGTCGAAATACTCCACCGTATTGATGTATCCGTCCATTGCCGCGTGGTGATCTCGAGAGCGAGGGTCTTGGATTTCGACAATCATTGCCAGGGGTGCAACGTCTTTGACCTCTTGCGACCGCATAGAAGACATATGGCCTTCGTTGTATGCGGTTTGCAGGTTGGTGCGATAAACGGTTTCAAGTCGTGCAGCAGTAAGGTCTTGCGCGCCCTCAAGCCATGCCCGGTCAATAAACTCCGGCAAGGTCATGCGTTCGTCTGGCATCACGCCCCGCAACGCCTGGCCGATCAGGTCTTTCAGGGCAATCGTTGTAGGCATGTCAACGTCAGAAACCCAGAACGCCTGTCCTAGTGCCTTGGATATCGCATTTGACTGGGCATCGAGCTTGGCGACCACGCCCATGCGTTCAGCCATCGCAATCTCGGCGGCTTGCTGCCTTGCAATCTCAGCAATGTGCGGGACGTTGTGTGCCAGCATCGGAACGCGATCTTCAAACAGGTCAATCGCCTCCTGGAATGGCTCTGGAGCAAACTCCTCAAATCCAACCTCCATCGGCCAATCTTCCTTGGCGTAGGTCGCTTTGGAGTTCTTTGATTTAGCCTCGCCAAAGATTTCCGGCCAATCTTGTTTCACTTGGTCAGGGAGATCGCCTTTTTTATCAACACTCCGAAGGTAGGTGATTTGATTTGATGTGAGACTGTCTGGTTTATCAATCGGGGGGGTTAGAGCAACAAACCCAGCGTCGTTGAAAAACTCCATATCTTTCATGCTGGCCCCGTTGACCCTGACAACTTCTCCGTCTGGAGATTCCGCAAGGTAAGAATAAGGCACCATATTTCCAGTCTTGTTATACAGCAAGTTAGCCTTGCCCAAGAGACTCATTCCTCTCGCGCCCTCGGTATTTTCAACTCCAACTACTCGTGTCAGTCTTTGTTCGTCATCAAGTTTCGCCATGCGCTTTGTGTGTTCTTTCATCTCCAAAGCTGCAAGAATTTCACTTTGTTTGACTTGATCTCCGTATACCTCAGAAGGGTGTGCAATTGAACCGTCTGGCAAAGTAATGAAACGGCGAATCTTGGCTCCAGTGATATCAGACGTAAGGAACAACTCAGGAAGATGCGGGTAGCCGTATATGGGATCTCCGTCGTGATTTACGCCTTTGATCTCATCCTTCTTAATCCCGTTCATCAAATAAACATCGCTGATACTTTGCAGCACCTCTTCTTTTTGTTTCTTTGTCAGCTTGCTTCCGGCTTCGTATCGAACCCGTTTCTTGGGCTTGTCAGTGTCTCTTGCCTGGCCACTGCCCTCTCCCGCGCAAGTGTTCCCTGGCTGGAAGCCTGGGGCATCGTCATCGCCTGCACCGCAACCAGATTTAGCGTAGGTCGCCTTGTCGGAGAAGAAATCAGCACCAGCTATTTCAGCGTCCTCAATGACCTGAGACAAGCCCAACAGGTAAGAAAGCAGAATAGCACGAGCCGTGACAAGCTCGAAGTCATGCCAGGCTCGGCCATCTGCCCTTCCTTCAATAGTCGATGCGACCGCTTCAATGTATGGAACGACGCTTTCCTCGAAAGCAGCCGCCATAAGGTCATCAAACTCTTTGTCTGTATGAACCTTTGCCAATCGCTAATCCTTGCGCTTGTCTTGATCGTCCAGCTTGCCCAGGCGTTCCCAGTCCGGGTTCATGTCGTTCAGAATCCGTATCATCGTCTCGAGGCGGATAATCGAGTTATCCAATGCCCTGGTGCGGTCGATCAGCTTCGTGATCATATTCCACTGGGCATCCATCTTGTGCATCAGCGTATTCATCATCCACCGTCCCAACAGGTAGATGCCGCCCATCAGGGCAATCGCTATGAATACAGGGAAGCCAAGAGTCTCGATAACCTTGATGACATCAGAACCTTGCATTAATTAACTACTAGAGTTTTCTCTTATCCAAGATTCAATATCGTTGATTACGTTGTCGTAATCTGCCTTAAACATGGAATCTACCCAGCGATCAATCTCTTTGTCTCCTGCTCCCATTGCAACGGCCTGGTCGTAAAGATCGTTGGCTTTATCGCCTGCATCTCTAATAGGCTGGCTAGCTTCACTCTGGGATCTAAGAAACTCGTCAACTGATTCGCTTAGGGTTTTGCCGGTTTCATTTGCAAGCATCTCCCTCATTTCGTCTACAGATTGAAGTGCTACGCGCTCAAACTCAACGTAAGCTTCGTCGGCAGAATTGACGTTCGGAAACTTTGCCTTAAAGTCTTTTCCAGACATATTTTTCATATCCATTAATTCTTGATATGAGGGGCTGTCTTGCGGATTAAGCCCGTTGTATTCCAGCATTTCAGCCGTGTCGTTCGCCCTTGGGCCAACAGAGAATGAGTCTAGATTCAACTTTGCGCCTTCAACAATGATTTCATCATCCATATCAGTTGCGGCTGCTGGTTTTGGAAAATCTGGTCTGGTATTCAAAACCGCCGATGCTGCATCGGCAACTTCAGGATCCCCACCGCCGTAGAATTGTCTTTGCATTACGGCTCGAAGTTCGTCATTTGACAGGGTTTCAAGATATTCCGACCTGGTGCTTGGATCAGACACCGCCTGCTTGAACTCCGGTGAATCCATGTCCAAATCGCTTCCGATGGACTCTAGGAGGTTATCAGCAAAATCGTCAGGGTCGCGTGTTACGGGTGCGTCGCCCGCTGCGGTCCGCGCATCCAACATTTGTTGCGCCATTTCTGATGTTGGTTCTTCAGAATCAGCCCAGTTTGACAAGTCTTCATTAGACCACTCGCCCATGTCCTCTGCTGTCGGTTGCCCACGAAGTTCGTTTGTTGTTATTTCGTGGCCTGGAGTTCCGAGTCTTTCCTCCAACATTTCCTGGGCTTTGTCCGATGTCGGTTCGCCAGAATCAGCCCAGTTCGAAAGGTCTTCATCTGTCCAATTTTCCATATCTGAAGCTGTCGGTTGCCCCGGCGATTCGTCGGCCGTTGCAGCAATTGCAGCTTCTTCGTCTTCAATAGCCGCTCGTTCCTCTGCAGTAGCGTCATCTTCGGCTTCAAGAGCAACCAGTTCATCTAATTCGGGGTCGCCTGTAAAGGGTGCGTCTGCTGCTGGTGCGTCTTCTTCAAGGATTTCGTCGATAGACCGTTTGTCATACGGCAGAATTTCGTTGATGTAGAAAGACTCGATTTCAGCCTCAGTCGGGTTCGTGCCCATGAACTCTTTTACTTCGTCGTACACATCCCATTTAGCAAGCGGCTCTGGTGTTGTTTCAACGGTTGCACGCATCGCATCGGCTTCGGAAGAAGAAATCTCTCCTGACTTTTCCAGATAATCGATGTTCTCTGTTGAATAGCCTTCTCCACGATCTGTCACAAGAACATCCGGATCTTCAACTGGCCCTTTCGTTGCAGTAGGCTCATCGTCGTAAGGGTTGACTCCGTATTTCGTCCGAAGTCCTGAACGCTCTTCTTCAAATGCAGACTCACTCAGCAAACCTTCTTCTTTCAAATGTTGAATATCTTCTAGCTCATTCAAATAAAACTGAGTCCAACGTTCTTGATTTTTGGATTCCTTGTTTTCATCCATCCACTCTTCGATTTCACGTTCTGCTTTCTCCCAATCGCCGTCATCAATCATTTCTTCGTACTTGATGACTGTGTCTTCATCCATGCCAGCTTCTTCGGCTTTATACAAGGCATCGGATGCATTTTCATCTCCACGCACATCATGTTCGCCTTCAAATTCGCTAGCCAAAACTCCAGCCATGTGTTTTCTGACGTCAGCAGGTGACTCGGCTTTCTCCCAATCCGCCATGTCTCTCCAAATTCTTGTGAGGTTCTCTTCTTTTTCATCGTTATCAATAGCATCGGCAAGATTAGATTGCTTAGCAGTCAAAAGTGCGTCGCCTCGATCAATCTTTTTACGATCACCACCGCCCTGGTCGCCAGCGTCGTTCTTACCGTCGCCGTCGCCGCCACAGGTGTTGCCAGGCTGGAAGCCCTTGTTACCTTGCTCGCCTGCACCACAACCCGACCCGAACGTGTACTTGTGCCGTGCCTTGGGGTGAATCTGATGCTGATACTTAGCGGCTTCCGCCTTGGCTCGTCTGCTGAAGGTACTCATTTGGTTGCCTCGTCCTTGGTGTTATCCGCTCGGAGAGCGTAGGTGTATTTCTTGAATGCCTCACTTCGAAGTTTACCGCCTCCAAGTAACGCCGTTAGTGGGTTTTCTTCCTCTTGACCTGGTGCGGCCATTTGCTCCTGCTGCTGCTGGCTTGAGAGAACCGGCTCCCCCTCTTCGGGTTCAGTCAGTCCAAGGATCTCTCGTGCTTGTCGCTGCGATACCTCGCCGCCCATCTCAACGAATCCGCGTACAGCTTCCATAAACTCATGCGGATCGTTCTTCTCGAGCGAGAACTCGAATCGGGGCTTGTAGGCCGTTTCCCCGAAGTTCATCTCGTGGTACTTCCAAACAAACTCTCTGGTCAGGGTGTCAGCCAGATTCATAGCGTCCGCACGGATAATCCGCTTGAACGTCTCAGCGTGTTGATCGCCTACCGATGATCCAAGCCCGGTCGATGTGGCTTCGGTCGTTGCCGTTTGCCCAATAACCAGTTCTTTGATTTGTCCAGCCAAATAACCTTCAATCAAATCCGCAAATGTCTTTGCGTGGCCGGCATTTGGCTCTTGAACCTCAATCGAATATGCGTCTCGGCTCTCGCCTGGTTGTCTCGGGATAACCACCGAAACATCGCCAACGAGGTTCTGCAAGACTTCTTCCATGACATCCTTAGCAGCGTTGTTTCCGTCCGGGTAGGTTCCGATGCGGATACCCATGCCGTAACGCTCGATCCAAGTCATCCAGAATTGGAGAGCGGTTTGCTTCATCATCCAGTAGAACCAGACCGTATCCCTGATGCCTCGGCCTGCATAAACGTATGCAGCTTCTTGCGGCTCTTCGTAATCTGGCCCTTGGCGACCATGCGTGTGAAGAACGACCAATTCGCGTTCCTCATCGTCAAGGGTGTGGATCATGCCGTATGGCCCTGTTTCCTTGTCCCCCTCGTATTTCAGGCCGACGTACATGGTCAGATCGCCATATTCGGTAAACGCCAGGGTATCTGAATGAATTGGCATCCATTCGCCAGGCACGACGAAACCATCCCGCATTTCCGGCGTCACCTGGACGGCAGCAGGTCCGTACCAAACAGCGTCAAGCAACGCCATAAAGAACTCAAACGGCTTGTACAGGTTGGTCTTGATCAGTTTCTCGAGGGTAGCCGCCTGTTCGATCTGTACCGGATCGTTCTCGTCTTCTGGCTTGATCTCGTATTCGAGCAGGGCAACCGCTGATTGCCGTTGATAAAGCGGTCCCATCACGTCCGGGTCTCGCCGCATCTGTCGCTGAAGCTTGCGGTCTTTCCGCAAAGCCATGTCAGAACGTCGAAGCACCTTGGTGAAGTGATTGACGTAGGAGCGTTGAAGCTCGACTACAGACGCGAATGGCGGCTCTGCCACTGCGCGAGGATTCTCGTTCGGGACGATCTCGCCGTCTTCTGTCTTAGCGAACCGTCCTTTTTCATTTCGGGCTTGTTTTGGATTTGCCATATCTGGACTATATCGGAATCCGTATACGGTTGTGTCCGGCTTTTTGACCGAAAGAAACGGATTGTTAGCCGTTGTCGGTTTGTTTAGGCTCCATACACCCTGCTAAGACCAGTAGCACGCTCGATCCTGTTAGGTTTCGGCGGTGGTTTGGACTTAGAAGCCAAATCCATCAAATCAATGCAAGCGTCGACAGTGTCGTCGTGAGCAGCGATCGGGAACGTGGTCATCTCGTCGAACAAAGGCTCAAACGCTGGAAGTATGATTGATTTGTTGCTCGGGAAATGCAGCCGTCCACCCTCAACAAATGCTTGTCTTGCTGCTGCCCTAGTGACCTTGTCTGTTGTTCTCTTGGCGGGCATGATCGGGAACCGTGAAGCCTCGTTCATCTGTTGAACAAGCCCCTTCTGTGGCCCGTTAGCCTCGCCTATGGCCCTCACGACGCCATGGTGGTGGCAAAGCCCCAAAGCACGCCTGGAGAAGTCTGGGAACGTCGCCCGGACCCTCAGCATGTCCACCAGATACAGATGATTGTCGAATCCAAGCCAAGCGATCAAACAAACGCTGTAGTCAGGGTCGCCGCCAGACCGGGACTCACTGAAAGCGAAATCGAATGCAGCCACCATTTCTCCGTTTTCCGGCCTGGTACTCGGATCGTATGAGGAACTGTTCAGCCAATCGCCGCTGAAAATCATCGTTTCTGCGCTAATAGGCAGCAATTCATAAGCCCTGCCATACGCTACCGGTCCGATCTCGTCTCTGATCTCTTGGAGGAGTTCTGGTGTTATCTCTTCCGGCCAGGGGGAATCGAAACCATCGACCGGGATTCTGAGCAAGCCACCGTCATCTTGATGCTGTTTCCGCCAATCGGCTGTGATGTCATCAACGTGGTAACAGGTGCCAATCTTCCAGGTCTTAGGCTCCTTGCCGGCGGTAAAATCACGCATCGGCAACCAGTTGTTATTCCAGAAATCTTTGACCTGCTCTCGTAGCGATGGCTGCTGGACTGAGTTCCTCAAGTCGCAGATATCGTCAGCAATCAAGATATCCGCACGTCCGCCGGCTCGGCCGAAGATACCTTTCGCCTCCATCGTGCTGTCACGCTGCCAAGAGTCGCAATGCACCTTGAAGTCGGTATTGCCCCAAAAGTCCTTAACAGGCGTGATATTGGGGAATACTGCTTGGAACTTCGGCGATTCGATGATGTTCTTGACCAGGGCTGTAGTCTTCGACGCATCCCGGTCTGATTGCTGGATGTACTTGATTCGTACGTTCGGGTTCCTGCCTATCTCCCAGGCACACCGTGCGGCCATCTGAGACGTTTTTCCGTGTCCACGGGGCAACTCGATATAGCAGTTGTCAAACTCGCTTAGGTGGCCATTCAGACGCTTGTGGAGCTTAGCCTGGCTAAATCCGATGACGTAGGTACAGAACCAGATTGGGGAAGCCCGGCACAGGGCTAATACGTCGTTCTCGTCGAGCTGCTTGGTCATAATTAAACCCCGCACATCCCATCACACTCGTCATCCCATCCAAACACGTTCTGGCCCTTTTCAACGTCTGAACGAAGATCTACTTCCTCGAGGGGCTTGCAGCTACGGTGAATAAACGCTTCCCCGGCCATATTGGTCCCCTGGCGTATGGTTCTGTCGAAATCGACCGCATCTGCCCATTCTTTGGGGTTTTCCTTGATTCTCCGCCATTCTTCGTTGCTGTGGTAGGGGCATCCAATGCAAGCTGATCGAGGAACGTGGATATCCGGGTAGTTCTTCTCGAGCCATTCAATGCACTGGTAGCGTTTAATCGGCTTTGGGAAGTAGTCTGCCGGCATGTTGCAGAACGGGAATACATGCTCTTTCCACTTGTCTGAACTGGCCTTCGCCCTTTGTATCTCGTCCCAAGATATGCCCATCCATTGCTGAATAACGACCTCTTTGGGAGCGCGTTGCCTGGGCTTCAGTCCTATCACCTCACGCCTCATGAAACGCTCTACAGGCTTAATCTTGTACTGGAAAGTGCATTGCCTGCGTACCATGCTCGGCTTACCGTTTTCTTGGATGACGTACAGGGGGATAGCCATAAATCGCCCCCCGTCGTTGCGGTTTGTAGGCGTGAAATCCTCTCTTAGATTTCCGTTGGTGACCCGTACAACCTTGATTCCGTAGTCAGCAGCGTACTTTTCGCACCACTCCAGGTGAGTGTAAACCTCTTCTGGCTCCCATTGTGTGTCTGCGAAGATTGCGTAATCGAGCTTGGGCAGTATCCCCTGGCAAGACATCAGCAAAAGAGCGGTTGATTGAACCCCGGCTCCAAATGAAAGTACCTGTTTCATGCTCCACACCTTCTGACGCTGAAACGTCACCTTTGGCCTAAGCTCGCCGTTTTCTCCTGCGCATCGGCAGTAAGGCTACTCCAAATATAGCCAAAGTTCCGGGAGCTGGTGCGATCACTTCAGTCAGGTTTGAAGCACCCGATTTGAAGGCGTTAATTGAGTCAAGCCATTCAACCAGGCTGTCCAACGCTTCTTTGCCAAAAATGACCCCAATGGCTACAGCAATGATAGTCAGCGTAAATACGCGCTTGTCCAGCTCTCGGATCTTCTTGTCTTTAGCCTGGGTGTTCTTCTTACAGTTGAACAGGTCTGATTTAAGCTGATCAACCTCTTTATTTCGGCAGTACGGGCAATCGCCCTTGGCTGCGTTCTTTGTTTCCCCGGGGTCCATAATCTAATCTCGCCAATCGTCTGTCTGATTCAGAAGCTTCGACAGCCTGTCCATGTCCTCTTCTTCAAACAAGGGTCCGCCGTCATGCCCAGCAAGCCTATCTGCGATCTTGCCGTCGATACGCTCTAGAATCAAGTTAAAGAACTTGTAATCGCCCTCCAACGCTTGCCTCAAGGCCTGGGTCACAAGCCCCTTGACGATCTTCTCGCCGTCTTCACCGTCAGCCAGTCTTCGCCGGAGCTCGGCTTCGATACTGACCGTTCCCTTTGGCCTTCCGCCGGGATTACCGGATTGGCCTGGCTTGAACTGGAACTGTCTCAGCCAAGGCCTATCGTTGCTGTTCTTATGCTGTTCTTCAGGTTTGGGCATTCTTTAATCCCTCAAAATGGCTTTACCACCGGCATCCGCGTCGTTGTTATCGATTTCAATCGAAGATTAGCGCGTCCACCTGCTTTCATTTTCATTGTTGCAAGGCCCGGATACGCATCTGCTATCTGTTGGAGCCTTTGTTCATGCCGATCGAATCGATCATCCCCTTCTTTTTTGACCTCTTCATCTATTCCACCAGGGGCGAAATACTGGGTTTTGACTGTCACATTTTCCATTCTAACCATGCTTTGAAACCAAAACCAAGCGATCAAACTGGTTTCAAAATCTTCTGCACTTGATTCATCTGACAGCCGTTTAGACGTCCATATTCTATTTCCGGCAAACGAGCCAAAACAACAACCAATGATGTATCTCAACCCATTGACGATTTGGTTTTTCATGTAAAAAGCGTTGCGTGCCGGGTAAACACCCCAAATCGGAGATCCTTGATCTTGGCAAATCTTGAACCCTGTTGTTGCCCAGTCGTCAAAATGATCTGTGAACTCTTCGAGTTTCCCATTCTCATTCAATTGCTCGATTTTCTCAATATCATCGTCTAAACTCAGAACAGGGGTGCCAGGTGCGTAATGTTGTGTCATGTAAAAACGCCTGCATTCGAATATGCCCAACTTTGCTATGGTTATTTCCCATTTATCATCTAAAGCTTCTCTGTATTTGACATACTGGTCGTGATTTGCGACAAACACTGTTACACGTTCTGGATCAACTTTGTTTCTTTCCAAAGTGTTAAGTGTTTTGTTTTTCAACACTTCCGAACGTTCATAAGACGGCACAGCGATTTTGTAATCGATCATGTTAAAGACGTCCCTTCTCCACCCATGGGGTTGTTGTGGCTCCGGTTCTTAGCCCGGTCCACTTCATCAGACGCTGAGCCGCAATGTTTCATCTTGTCTCGGTAGTAAAGCACCAACGCTAAACGTCGATATTGCCCAGGGTGTCCATAAAAAGGCGTGTTTCCATGCCACCTGTGGACATTAGCGAACAAGATGCCCCTGGTTCTCATGTCTACCGCCAACCGGTACTCAGGGAAACAGGTCAAACACCCCTCGTAGTATCCGGCTTCCATAGCGGTCATTACTCCGCAACCGTCAGGATAATCGCCCTGGTCTTTATGGACTGCTGTTTGCCAGTTGGCATTGACGGTGACTGTCGTGAACACTGAATCGCCGATCACGAAGTCTGGAGACGTTTCTTTGACCACTGATTCTTGGTTTGAATACAGCTCTGGGACGTTGTCTTTGAACGCTTGGGAGATGAACTCAATCATCGGGATCGCAGATTCGTATTTCTCGCGATGTTTGACGGTATAACTGGTCTGCCGGCAATAGGGCATTCTCGGAGTCCGGTCGAAATACCCGACTATTCCAGACATCACGCTCGCAGCCCGATTGGTGTTGCTCATGGTGCCGTCTTTTTTGACAGCCCGCCATTTTGCAACTTGTTTCCCTGTTTCAGACGTAATATCCTCATTGATACCAGCAGCAATTCCCCTGTTGTCAGTGGTTCCTGCTGCGTCATTCAACGCGTCATAACCCTGGCGAATCAATGATGTTGGGATGATGTTAGGTATGTACCTGGCGAGAAGCTTGCCTTCTTCGTCCAGAACCAGGGAGTCTTCCCTCACTACGGTGTCGTAGGAAGCTTCGGTCAACTGCTTGCCGGCCAATTCCCCAGCTTCTTCGTCGGTCAAATGACGCTTGGCTTCAATCGTTTTCATGTGTTGTCACTTTCTCGAGAGCCGCCAATACGGTATCTGTCGGGTTGTCCGTCCCCAAGACTTCGGCGGCCATTTTCAACCTATCGAGGTAAATCTCGATCGATTCTACGTCAAAGTACAGTTGAACCATACGGACATGGGAAGAGGGAGCATCTGTCTTGACGTTCGGCATCGTCCTGGACAGCCCTGGGTCACTGGTGGTTTCCAACGTATCGTCTTCGTCCATACGAAGTTCTAGTGTCTTCGTGATCTTATTCAACATCTTGTTGAGGTCGTTTTGGCTGAAACCTGTAGAAGCGATGTCCTCAATAGCGATCTCTTGAAGGGTGGCCGCAAGCTGGATTTCGTCCCAATCAGACAACTCCGACGTCCTGTTGTCGGCGATCGCGTATCCCATTTTTTCGGCTTCTGTTAGGTCCGTTCGAACGATGTCGATGCTTTCCCAACCAAGTTCTCGAGCAGCCGCCAACGTGCCGTTACCAGCGATAACCACGTTCTGGTGGTCAACCACGATCGGTTTCTGAAGCCCCCATCGCCTCAGAGACTCTTTGATCGCTTCCATGTTGTGATGGCTATGCTCTCTGGCATTCTTCTGGTCATTCGTCAAAGAGTCGACCGGAACACTCTCTACGGTCAGGCCTGGTGTTTTATTCTTCTTCGTCTGGCTTTTGGACATTCGGGATTTCCTCAACGATTGCGCCACCTTGAATGGCGATCACTGCGTACAAGGCGCGAGCAACCTGCTCCCAAACCTCCCTGTACGATCGTTTCAAATCATCCCAATCTGTGAAGTCGTAGTCAAATGCCGTGTCCATGCTGGTTGCCATAGCAAGATAACCCGCCTTCGCGCAGGCCTTGATGAGAGCCTGGGAAGGTGCGGGCATCCTTGCTTCGGTGTGGTCTACGCGTTTGGCTATCACTTAGACCCTTTTTTCGGACATTTGTCTTTGCAAGTACGACGAAGCTTGCACATGAGCCATTTGAAATAGCCAAGTTCGCTAACGGCAATACCACCAGCAACGCTGATTAGAATCATCCAAATATCACTCATTTGTTGTCTCTCCGTTTGATCTTCTTCCGGGCAGCTTCATACGCTGGATCGGAAGTTCTTCGAATAGCGACAGCCTCACGTTGGGCCATCTCGTTATTGTTATCTAGCATTTTCAGGTCGGCTTCGGCTGAACGCATCGTGGCCTTGGGGATAAACATGCCCAATGACCACACGACTCGCTTGATCAGCATCCCCAGGCCAGTTTGCCACAGGAGTACGATTACCCCGATGACGATACCGGCAATAGCCAGGTTGCTCATCAGACGCGCCCACCAGGGGGTCGAATCCTCTACACGGTGCAATGATGATTGAATTTTGACCGTAGCGACTTGGATCTGGTCTTGTTCCGCGATAATCGAGCTGCCAAGCGTGACTATCTGGCCTTGAGCCTCCATAGCCACAGAATCGGCTTTTACTGACTCGAGAGCCTGGGTAGCCTGGGCAAGCTCAATTATTTGCGTAGCAGATCGTTTTGAATTTGCAGCCTGGACGTTGACGCTTTGGGCTGAGGAGCCAATCGCCTGTTTGGCCGAAGAGCAGCCAGTGAGGAAGATTGCCCCAACAATTGCGAAAGATGTGCAAACAGCCGCGATGAACATGGCGGCTGTAATTCGTTCCCAAGCTCTTTTGCTGAGCATTTTAGGTTTCCTTGTCACGGAACCGTTCAAGACGTTCAACTCGGTCAATCAATTCTTTGAGTTTCATGTCTGTAGCGGCTTTTTGGCTTGCTGCTTTCCAAACCAACGTAGTTGTCATCGCCAAACCTGCCAAAAACAGGCCAAGCGGTATCAATGTGCTTTCGTTTATTACGTTTCCCCCTGGCGAGCCCACGTCCATGACTCCGGCTAGTCCAACGGCTGTGGTCCCGCTTGACGCTACCCCTGTAGCGAGCAGCCATATCAATTCTGTTGCTTCTTTGACCATCGTTTACTCAATCGCTGTAGTTTCGCCGTCCCATAGTGTTTCGGTTGTACGATTCTTTTTGACGATCTTCAAGGGGAATGGACCATATTTCAACCACAGGCGTCGTATCCTTCGGAACGCTTCCGTTTCCATTCCTTTGACTTCGATAGCCTCAAGAATGCCATCGGTGTAACAAACAACGAAATCCACTCGATATCGGTCATCTTCTGTCAAGTCAATCGGAACCTGGCGGAGCCACCAGAGCACAAGTCTGGCACCCACCATTGAGTCAAGTTTCTTGGCAAACTCCGCTTCCGCTTTCGAATCAAATCGCCACCCTCGGTAGGTAGTCGGATTCGCGTTGAACTTGTTTCGTTTAGGAAATCTGACTCTTGGGTGTTTGCGTTTGGCCATCCGTAGATGATACGTAAAAAACAACAAGACCGGAAATAAATCCGGCCTTGCTGCGAAAGGGGTCGAGTGAGTTACTGTGTCTTAGAAAGCGATGAACAAAATAAGACAAGACTCACTGCAACAAATTCGTGCTGCTCCAAGCAGCTTGGGGAAATGTCAAGAATAAACTACCTTCTGTGATCTTCCAACGCAACTCTCTTTGCCTCTTCCAGCGAAAGGCCGCCGTCATGGATGCAGATAGCGATTCGTTCACGATACGCATCTACGGCATCAGGACCGCTTCGGGAGACTTCTTCGGGTATTTCTTCTGTCAAGTGTCTAATCCTCTGATGGGATACTTCGTCAATGACCCTGTTCTTTCCGCTTGCCAAATTCGGCTTTCAGCTTCTTGCCTGTCCCAACCGTATCTTTTCCGCAGCCATTCAAGCATTTCAGGATGACTCATGTCGTATCGGATTCTCTTGTTGTCGATCCAGGTTGCCAGGTCGTAAGGTGTTGGACCATCTTGTTTCATTTGTAACCTTTGAAGCGATATAAACCCCGTTGTTTTTCCAGCACGGGGCCACACTGGGTTAAGTAACCAACAACGTGTTGGCGTGAGATAGAGATTCGCATGAATCAAACAGCCTACATGGCATTAGTAGGTTTACAAACCTCTTTCTCGTAAGTCAATATCGCTTCTCCAATCAACTGTGGTATCTGAGGAACTACGGCGTTTCCGAGTTGTTTAAGTCTGTCCATCCGATTGGGAACCCCATCAGCCACTCGACCCACGTTGGATTCAGTTTGCCAGTGACTTGTTCCGCTTCTTGCACTGAGGCATCCAAATAGCCTTTCTCTAATCGGTGCAGATGAGATTTGGAACCCAGTGGACCGACACCCTTCCATTCCGATGCGCGTGGCGTCGGCCATAACCTGACAGCACCGCCGAGCGTTGTTCCGCGCTTCGTCCCCCTGGTCGCACCTGCCCCGCGCACTTGGTTGTTGTCCTGTGTCGTGGGGTTGGGCCACAATCCAGATGCGGTCCCTCTGGTGAGGCGCGCCAACGGCGCTAGCGGGTATGCAATGCCATTCAGCGCAATACCCGATCTCGCAGAGATTTTGTAAGACCAGGGTAAGCCCCTTAGATCGAAGGGTTGATACATTTTCAATAATTGCCCACGCTGGCCGTACATCTCTGATGAGTCGAAACATCTCCGACCAGAGACCGGAACGCTCCCCGATGATTCCTTCGCCTTTCCCTGCGGAACTGATGTCCTGGCAGGGGAATCCTCCGGTGATGACGGTTGGAATAAGTCCATCTGCTTGCAGTCGTTCAAACGTCAACTCCTTTATATCCCCATAGACAGGAACGGTAGGCCAGTTCTTATTCAGCACCAGCTTTGCCTTTTCATCTTGCTCACAGAAAGCCACAGTCTCAAATCCGCCAGTCCTTTCAAGGCCAAGACTGAATCCTCCCACGCCACTGAATAGGTCAAGGATTTTGAATTTAGTTTCGCTCATGCTGCTCTTCAACATCTGAGTTCATGTTCAGATCGACCAGGCGTTCCATGTTTTTGGCCTTGTGCGCTTTGACCACATCCATCATGCTCAATCCAATGTGCGCAGCCAACAAATGGTCGTATGGCATTCCGTGCGAAAATGAAACAACTTCTCCCGTCGTTTGACACTCGAAGTTCCACCCTTGCGGGTGACCGTTTTCCCCGTCAGTTGTCAACGTGTAACGCCAGCAATCTGAAACGGGTGGAGTCGGAGTAGTTCTGAACTCCCACCCGTACTCTTTTCGTTGCGTGTCAAGACAGTGAACAATGAACCTGCCTCTTGTTTGAATCAGTCTGTCAAGCATCTTTCGTACCCCCTGGCTTGTTGATTTTTACTCGAAAGTGGCCTTGCATCCAACTTTCAGCGACTCCTTTCGGCATGCTGTGACCACCTTCAGGTTGGACTGGTCTGCCATCGTCTACGCAGAGATTTAGTTGGACGTAATTAAGTTCTTCGGGAGGAAGATCAATAACCTCGCAGACAATGTATTTGGAACCATCCATTGCTGTGACTTTGATTTGTTTATCGCTCATGGTGCAACCTCGTTTCCGTTGTCATCGTATTTCTCAGGCACAAGATGCGGGAAGTGATCTGTGATGTTGAGCGTGGGATCTCCGGCCAGTTTACGACAGAAGTCCTGAGCCTTATTAACTGAGTTGAAGGTGATAATCTCACCGTCCAATATGAAGGTCAAACATTTGTCATTGATGATTGGCATGGTTCATTTTCCCTTCCATACGGGAAGTCCCGCAAGTTCCAAGATTCTTCTCATGGGCATCGTGAACGTGGCAGAAGCTGCTGCCTCTTTTGGGTTGTCAGTGTCTTCGGCATCAACCAAGACCAGTTCACAATCATCAACGGAAATCAATGTTCCCGAACCTGGGTCGAATACCATCGGAACAAGCTTGTCGCGTTTGACTTGCTTGGGTCCGGCTACTTCATTAGCCAACTTGTTCATGTCCATCAGTAACCCCTTTCAAGGTCAGAATAAAGGCCCGTCTTACATGCCGAAGCAAAGCGGACCGAAGGGAAGAACGTCAGCAACGTGCCGACGCGAAAATAGGTTCAGGCTTCTTGTTTTGCTTGAGCGTTCATTTCAACTTCGACGGCATCCAAGAACTGCTCGACAGAGGCTGGTCGGGAAGCGATCGATTGCCAAGTAAGACCGGCGTACTTTGCAGCCGCTTTAATTCGGCGGAGTGTTTTAGGCGACACGCGGTAGATGGTGCTTCCAACTTTGGTTTCGTTGTTCATCGTTTGCCCCTTTCGAGAGCGTGGTGTAATTATTCAGTCGCCTTGGCTGCTGTCTTGAACGAAGTCCATTCCAAGGTTCGGATGCCTTTGATGTCTTTGATCTTGTCTGCACCAAATC